GATGATTTGGGATTTGAAGGCAAAAAACACTGGGATGTGGTTGTGCGGGAATTGACAAAACTACGGGTTTTGTCATCGGTTGATCTTTTCAACCTGAGGGCGCTTTGCATTGAGTGGCAATGCTATCTGAATCACAGGCAACAGCAAATGGATGAAAACATTGGATCTTATTATGTCATAAAAGGCAAAAACGGCGACACCATACAGCCGCACCCGATCCACTACAACGGCACCAACCACCTGCGCGAATACACCAGGTTGTGCCGCGAATTCGGCCTCACGCCTGCATCGCGGGCTCAAATTGGAATAAATGCAAACGAAACCTCCACATCAAAAGCCGCTTCACTGCTCAAAAAAGCCGTTTAATCAATGCCTAAACGCGCTGAACAGTACATCGATGATGTGCGAAAAGGTCGCGTAATTGTCGGCAAATACATCAAAAAAGCCGTCAAACGCCACCTCGACGACCTCAAAAAAAGCAAATCAAAAGACTACGCCTACTATTTCAGCCCGACCCATGCCCTGGGCGCCATTGAGGCCGTCGAGGTACAGCGGTTTGCCTACGGTGAGCGGTCGGGCGATCCGTTTGTTTTGCAGCCGTGGCAGGCATTTATTCTCTATGTAGCCTACGGATGGCGCCGGAAAAAGGACCACTCCCGGCGGTTTTTAAAAGCATACATCAAAATCGCGCGCGGCAACGGAAAGACCGAATTGCTCGCCGCCATCGGAAACATCGGCTTTTTTTTCGAAGATGTCCGCGACCCACAAATCTGGTGGGTATCCTCCACCGTCACCCAGTCCATGATCGGATTTGGTCGCCAGAAAGAAATGGCGCGATATCTCATCGATGAGGACCCGACCTTCAACGAGTTGTACGGCCTGCGTGCCCAGCGCATTTATGAAAAAATCGGTGGTGGATACGTCGGTTTTTTGTCCTCAAAACCCAAAGACGGTTTTTCTCCCTTTTATGGGCTGGTGGATGAGTACCACGAATTTGCCGACGATGCCCGGATCCACTCCCTCGAATCCGGCATGATCAAACGGGCCAGCCCGTTCACCTGGATCATCACCACCGCCGGCAACAACCCGAACGGCCCATGCGAGCAGTTTGAAAAACGCGCCAAACAAATGCTCGACGGCGACGTGCAAAACGACCAACTGCTCGCCATCATTTACGATCTCGACGACGGCGATGACTGGACCGATGAGCGCAACTGGAACAAGGCCAACCCATGCCTCGGCATATCGCTTTACATCGGTTCCCTGCGCTCCGAATACGAAAAAGCCGTCGCCGAAGGCATTGTAAAGGAAAACAACTTCAAAGCAAAAAACCTCAACATCTGGGGCTCATCGCGGGCCGCTTGGATCCGCGACGAAAAATTCCGCGCCGCCGCGCGCAAATTCGACCCCGCCAGCCTCGACGGTGAATTGTGTTTCGGCGGGCTAGACCTTTCCTACAAGGATGACATGACCTGCCTGAGTCTCGTTTTCCCGGGGCCAAAAGACGAACAAGGCAACATTTCCGAACTCAAAACCCTGCTTTTCTACTGGTGCCCCGAGGCCACCGCCTTCGAACGCAACCGCCTCGACGGCATCCCCTATTTGCAGTGGGCACGCGACGGATGGCTGCGCCTCACCAAAGGCGACACCATCGACTACGAAGAAATCAAATCGGAAATCCGCCTGTTGCGCCAGCGGTACAATTTCCACTCATGCGCCAACGACCCCTGGCGCGAAACCGAAGTCATCCGCGACCTGGATGAAGAATTCGGCAACCAACCCACCCAGAGCAAAAAGTTTTTCGAACCCTTCGCACAAACCCCCAAAATGTTCACCGCGCCCCTTTCCGAACTGGAGCGCATGGTCAAAAAACGAATCCTCAACCACAACCACAACCCAATCCTCGAGTGGAACAACCGCAACGTCGTCATCTACATGGACGGCAACGGAAACTTCAAATTAGACAAGAAAAACTCCAAAGAAAAAATTGACGGCATGGTGTCACTTGGCCAGGCGATTGGCCAGTGGATGACATACAAACACACCATTACCGATGTCTATTCAAAGGCCGACGTGTATATATTATGAAAAAAGACGCATCCTACCCCGTCACCTTCGAACAATTCGAAGCAATCTATTTTGCCAACCTCCAGGCGCCCGACCGCCCCAGCGCCGAAACCGCCTACCGCCGCGCGGAGGCCGCCGTGTTTGTCCAGACGGGGGAGCGCCGGTTTGCGTCTTACAATTCTTTCAAAGTCATGCTCAGCAAACGCCGAAGTAAGCCCGCCGCGCGTTTTGACAAAAAAGAGCAACTCACCGCCGTCATCCAGGTCGTCAATACCTACATTTGTAGCATTGATTTGCCCTTTTTGAAAACCTATTTTCAGGAAATATACAATAAACGCACCCAAATGGAAATATTCGGCCCCATGAATGGCTCTTACAACGCCGCCGAACTCCAAACCCTGAAAGACCAGGAAACCGCACTGCAGCATCTCATAAAATACATTGAAACAGCCATAAAATGAACTGGATTTCCTGTTACGAACAACTGCCCAAAAACGGGCAAGCCGTTATTTTCCGCACCGATCACGAGGGCGTTGGGTGTGGGCGTTTTTCCACCGCGGATTCAAATGAAGGTGTTTTTTTTGCTATGACAGGCAATTACAAAATCATCGGATGGAATTTTCGGCCCAAACGCGAACACTCAGAAGTGCACGAATGGCAACCATTACCCGAATAAATTGCCAAATCAAAAAAAAATACCATAAAAACTTGCAAATATGGAAATTACCCCTATATCTTTGAATCGCTAAACAGCCCGGCGGTTTAAAACGAAGCCCCCTTCCGATTTCCGCCGGGTTTCCTTTCGCCTGCTGATTATTTGCATAAAGATTGTTTTCATTTGGTTTTTTGGGGTTTAGGCCCTTGGAGCGCAAGCCCTGAGGGCTTTTTTTATGCCCGTGCCATTGTCGCCCTCAAAAAAAGTTAACCAAACGCCGTTTTTTGGTTAACCAAAACACACACATCCGGCCCGAAATGTGTAAAATCTTTGCCCCATGCAACGGGGCCTTTCCATCAACGACCGCTACGCGCTGGCATTTGCCCAGGGCTACAACCGCCAACAAGACCTGGGCGCCCAATTTCGCAGCGGCACCAGCAGCCTCGAAAACCCCTCCACCGACCTCTGGCGCGCCCTGGTAGGCTATGCCCCCGGCGAGCAAAAACCCGTCAACTCCGAAACAGCCCTCACACTTGCCGCCGTTTACGCCTGCAATCGCGTGCTAGCCACCGCATTTGCCAGCCTGCCCGTCGGCCTGTTTCGCACCACCACCACCGACGGAAAAACCATCACCACCCCGGCCACCAACCGCCCCGAACACAACCTCATCGCCGACAACCCCTCCCCCCTCTACACCTCTTACATCTGGCGGCACACCATGGCCCTCCACCTGGGCCTCCGCGGCAATGCCTACTCCCGCATCTATCGCAACGGCCGCGGCGGAGCCTACGAACTCCAGATCCGGATGCCCGACGACGTCCGACCATTTTTCGACGCCAAAGGAAAACTCTGGTACGACGTGGCTGCCAACCCCGCCGCCGGCTACCCAGGCCAACGCGAAATCCTCAGCCCCGACGAAATCATCCACATAAAAATCATGTCCGTCGATGGCATTGTCGGCCGGTCGCCCATCCAGGCCCACCGCGACACCATCGGCATCGGACTTTCCAACCGCGACTACATCCTCAAAATCCACCAGGAAGGCGGCCGCCTCCGCGGCGCCCTCAAACACCCCGCAAAACTTGGCACCGATGGCGTCGCCAGTCTGCGCGACAACTTCAAAAACGCCATCAATAGCGGCGGTTTTCCAGTGCTCGAAAACGGCGTCGAATTCCAGGCCATAAGCCTCACGCCCGCCGACGCCGAATTCATCCGCACCCACAACCTAACCGCCCTCGACATCTGCGCCATTTACGGCGTGCCGCCCCACAAAATCGCCATACTCGACCGCGCCACATTCAGCAACATCGAACACCAGGGCATCGAATACGTGCAGGAAACCCTGCTCCCCACCGTAAAAAACTGGGAGCCCGAATTGCGGCGCAAACTGCTGCCCTACGAAATCCAGGGTACACACCACTACCGGTTCAACCTAGACGGCCGCATGCGCGGCGACACCCTCAGCCGTTACCGGGCCTATGCCATCGCGCGGCAATGGGGCTGGAAAAACGCCGACGAAATTCGCGCGCTCGAATCCGAAAACCCCCTGCCAAACGGGCAAGGCGAACTATACCTCACACCCCTCAACATGATCCCGGCCGACATGGTCGAAGATCAATTCCAAAACCCCGACCCTGCAGCCGACAACAATACCGACAACAATGGAACACCGCAAGAACAACCCGCCGGCGCCTGATAGCCAGGCCCCCGTCGAAGGCGTCGTCGAGCGCCGGTATTTCACCTCCGAAGCCCGTGCGCTCAAAAGCGCCGACGGCCGCATGGTCATCGGCGGTTATGGTGCCATTTTCAACCGATACACCAACATGGGGTGGTATGCAGAGGTGCTCATGCCCGGATTTTTCGACGGCATCAAAGATGACCGCTGTGCCTGCCTGTTCAACCACAAAGAAAGCATCGTGCTGGGCCGCAAGAAAAACGACACCCTCACTATCACCATCGATGCAACTGGCCTCGACTACACATCTGTGCTGCCCAGCCACCGCGCCGACGTGTACGAACTTGTCGAGGGCGGCTATGTCTATGAGTCATCGTTTGCATTCACCACCCTCAAAACCACCTGGGAAGAGGTGGACCGGTCACTACTTACCGGCCTGCTTTCCGAATCCGACCTCGACCAACTTTCATTTGGTGGCAAGGTCAGCGTTCGGAAATTGGAAAAAGGCAAAGAACTGTTCGACGTGTCGCCCGTCACCTATGCCGCCTACGAAGGCACCACCACCGACACCCGCATCGCGCGGCGCAGTTTCGACGCGTGGGTAGCCGAACGCCAAACCGAAACACCGCCGCCGCCGCCACCCCCGGTGCCGGCACCCGAATCAATCGACGAGCCCGGCTGGCCTGAATACATTGCCGCCGTTCGATCAATATAAACAAACAAACAAACAAACACGCCTCTCCGCCCCCCTCCCTTTGAGGGAGGGGTCGGGGGTGGGGTTGCAAACACTTCAAACATGAAAAAGGCAATCGAACTGCGCCAGGATCTCGGCAAAGCCCTTGACGAATGGGAGGCCGCCATGACCCGCCGCGACGCCGAAACCGACGCCGAAAAGCGCAAAGCCCTCAACGAAAATGTCAAAACGCTACAGGAACGCCACGCGGAATTGAAAAGTCAGGTAGCCCAGGCCGAAGCCTTTGAAGCGGCCCAGGCCGAATCTGCTGGCCGCCAACACCGTGACCAGGAACGCACCCAAGGCTCAGCAGGCCGCGGCTCCGACAACCCCGATGCCGTGAAAAAGCGGTACAGCATCCTTCGCGCTATCCGCAACATCGCCGAAGGGCGCCAACATGAAGGTATCGAAGCCGAAATGTTTCAGGAAGCCGACCGCGAGGCGCGCAGCGCAGGCGTTTCGCTTTCCGGCACTATCCGGATTCCTGGCATGCTTTCTCGAATGAGCAACGAGTACGAAAAACGTGCAGACCTTTCTGTCGGCACCACCACTGCGGGCGGCTACACCGTGCAAAACACGCTTGGCGAACTCATCCCGATCCTGCAGCCCAAACTGGTCACCGAAGCACTCGGCGCCGATGTGTTGCGCGGCCTCACCAGTAATTTCACGCTGCCCCGCAACAACGGCGACTCCGCCGCCGCCTGGGAAGGTGAAAACACCGACGCCGACCAGACCGATGTGACGTTCGACCAGGTGGCAATGACGCCGAAACGCCTGGCATGCTTCACCGTCATCGGCAAACAGTTGATGTTTCAAAGCAGCATCGACGTCGAAAACTTGGTGCGTCGCCGCATGAATTTTGCCGTTTCAAAAGCCGTCGACACCGCTGCAATCAACGGCTCGGGTACTTCCAACCAGCCTACCGGCGTGCTCAACACGTCCGGCATCGGCTCTGTGGCCATCGGCACCAACGGTGGCAACCCTACCTGGGCACACATTGTTTCTTTGGAAACCACGGTTGCCGTGGGCGATGCCGACATGGGCCGCCTCGGCTATCTCACCACCCCCGGTGTGCGTGGCAAACTGAAAGGAACGGAAAAAGCCTCCAGCACCGGCATGTTTGTCTGGACCGACGAACGTGCAGGCGACAGCCGCCTCGGCCAACTGAACGGCCTTAACGCCTTCACCTCCACCCTGGTACCCTCTACACTTACGAAGGGCACGTCGTCCGGCGTTTGCCATGCCATTGTGTTTGGCAACTGGGAAGAATTGGTTATCGGCCAGTGGGCAGGTGTTGACATGACCGTGGACAACATCACGCTCGCCGGCAAAGCCCAAATCAAAATCATCATCAACTCCTGGTGGGACATCGCAGTAAAACACGCTGCATCTTTTGCTGCCATCAAGGATGCTACGATTTCGTAACCTGTAGATTCAACTCGCCGGGCGGCCATTGGTCGCTCGGCTAACCTTTCAAGTTATGAACATCAAGTTTTTGAAATCACCCACGGCGGCCCCTTATTTTTTAGGCTATAATGCCGGCGATGTGGCAAACATCGACGATGCCATCGCGCTTGAACTTATTCAGGCTGGTATGGCTCAGTCTGTATCGACCGACCCGCCTACCGCCAAAGCACCCCACCAAACCGCCGAAAAACCCGCATCACCGGCTGCCAAAGCCGAAAAACGCGGCTGATCATTTATTTAAAACGCAGCATATGAACCATTTTTTAATTGGCAAAGAAGCGCCCAACCCGTACAGACAAAAAAAACGCCGCATGTTTTGGGTATCAAAAAAGCCCGTTTTTATTTATGATGAAATGTTGCGCGCAAAATTTAGCCACATGCAAATTGTGCAAGGCACTTACCGAAAAGCCGAAAAACGCGGCTGATCACGCTTCATTCACCCACTCACACATTCACCGGTGACCACCGACACCCAACGCATCGACTACTCCCCCGGCCGCGCCACCCTCGTCAATGTGGTGCCGGGCCAGACCCTTGCCTGGCGCGTGCGTTTCTATGAGGAAAACGGCACCACCGAAATCGACATCACCGGCGACACCTTCGACGCCGAAATCCGCACCATCACCGGCACCCTTTTCGTCGCCCTCTCCAGCGGATCCGGCATTGCCCAAACCGACACCAACGAAATCACCCTGACCGTCGATGAAACAGTAACTGCCAATTTTGACCACGAACTCACCTACGAATATCAAGTGAACTGGAACACCGGCGCCGACGTGCTACCCTGCAACTACGGCACCATCGAATTATTGAAGCCTATCATTACCTGATATTGAAATGCAAACCGTCAACGTTCAAATCATACGCGAGCCCGTTTTCCGTGTCACGGTCATGGGCGGTGGAGGTTCCGGCGCCCCAGGCTCCGGCACCGTCACGTCTGTGGGTTTGGCGTTGCCCGTTTCGCTTTTCAGCGTGTCCGGTTCGCCGGTCACCAGCGCCGGCACCCTCACCGGCACCCTGGCCACCCAGACGGCCAACACCGTGTGGGCCGGGCCCACCACCGGCGCAGCGGCCGCGCCCACATTCCGGGCACTGGTGGCGGGCGACATCCCCACCATCGCCCAATCGCAGGTAACCAGCCTCACCACCGACCTGGCCGGCAAACAACCCCTCGACACCGACCTGACCACCATTTCGGGCCTTACTCCGACCAACGACGACGTTCTGCAATACAAGGCTGGCGCATGGGCCAACCGCACCATCGCCCAGGTAAAAACCGACCTCGGCCTTACCGGCACCAACTCCGGCGACCAGACCATCACCCTCACTGGCGACGTCACCGGCTCGGGCACCGGGTCCTTTGCGGCCACCATCGCGGCCAGCGCCGTCACTTTCGCCAAAATCCAGAACATCACCACCGCGCGCCTGCTCGGGCGCAGCACCGCCGGCAGCGGTGTGGTGGAGGAAATATCGATAGGCTCCGGCCTCACGCTTTCCGCCGGTGTGCTCAGCGCCACGGGCGGCGGCGGGTCCGGCACCGTCACGTCGGTGGGCCTTTCGCTACCAGCCATTTTCAGCGTGTCCGGTTCGCCGGTCACCACATCGGGCACCCTCACCGGCACCCTGGCCACCCAGACGGCCAACACCGTGTGGGCAGGCCCCACCACCGGCGCAGCGGCCGCGCCCACATTCCGGGCACTGGTGGCTGGCGACATCCCCACCATCGCACAATCGCAGGTAACCAGCCTCACCACCGACCTGGCCGGCAAACAACCCCTCGACACCGACCTGACCACCATTTCGGG